CTCAACTTCCAGGTGAATATATCTTAGAAGATATAAATCAAGATGATTCTTCTGTATATTTTACATCTACTCAACAAATTCCTCTATCAGTCTCTAGCCAAGATTATACTTCTTATGTATCAAATCCACCTATTGATATTCCACAATACGATAGAAAGCAAATTATACTAAATTCAGGTCGTTTAGTATTTAATACTACCCAAGACCATTTATTACTTTCCTCTAAAAAAACAATTAATTTAAATGCTGTTGAAGGTGTTAATATTGATACTAGAGGAAATTATGTAATTCAAGCTCCAAAGATATATTTAGGTGATAGTGAAGATAATTTAACCCAACCTATTGTTTTAGGGGATGATTTAGTTTCATTATTAAATGATATTTTAACTGATCTAAATACACTAGCTAGAACTTTACAAAATCAAATTGGAGTGCCTATAGGTACACCTTTAGCACCAACTAGTTTAACTGCTCAATTAGTAGCAGATAAAATCCCTTCATATAAAAGAAGAGTAGGTCAATTATTGTCTAACACAACTAGAACTGCAGTATAATGGCTTTACCTTTTAATAGTGCCCTTTTATCTAATAATGGCACAATTATATTTGAAACCCTAGGACCTAAATACAGAGCTATTTTAAAAAGTTCTATAGGAGAGATACTTTATACTGGAGATTATAGTTTTTCTGCTCCTAAAGAAACTTTAGCCCAAATAGCAGTTAATGCCGTTTATGGAGACACAGTTACAATTACAGAACAAAATTTCCAAACTCCCCCACCCCCACCACCATCACCTCCTCAGGAAGTAAAACAACAAAGAGCTTCTCAAATTGCTCAAAAAGAAGATGCTAATATTAAAGAAGAAGCATCTGCTATAGATCCCGAATCTATCTCTAATTCTGTTACTAAAGATTCCAAACCAAAGGGATTACAAAGAATAGGTCAATTACTAGTAAATAGTGCTAAAAATTTAGCTAAATCTTTTGTTCCTGTAGCTCTTAATATGATTAAACAATTAGGAGTAGAACAATTTGAAGTTGAATTAAATAAACTAAAAGCTGAACATCCTGAATGGAATGAAGATCAATTAAAGGATGAAGTAAAAAAATTATTATGCCCCACAAAAGAACAGTTAGATTTAATTATTAAACAAAGGGATGGTTTAGTTGAAAAATTAAATGGAACAGGAGTACAATTAGATAGTTTATCTATTGCTATTAATTTTGGATCTAATTTCTCAGAAACATTATTAACTTTAGTTAAAGTATTAAAAACAGCAAATTTTGCTCTAAATCAAGCATCTAAAGCAATCCCTTTAATCCCAGGAGCTGTAGTATCTTTAGGTAATGATTTAAATACAGCAGCTGATGCTATAACATTTAAACCTGATGGTACTCCTAATATTCCACCTTTAGCTATAAATGCCGCCCAAGTCTCACCTTCAGTTGCTTTAGTTCAATCTACAATTGTAAAATGTGTTGATTTACTAGATAGCATAGATCAACTTATTTTACTTTGTAACCCTAATGCTACATTAGCTCCTGTATCAAATTCTATTAATAATACTTATAATAACGAATCTTTAGCAAAATTAAGTGATAATGGTAATACTTATAAAGGATTTATTTTAGAAATAGAAACTCGTCCATTTACAAATACCGTAAACCAAAACAGAGCTGTGGGGAAAAATAAATCTGAGATAGTAATGATTGCAACAGAATGGTCATTCGCTTCAGATCCTACAGTTCTAATTGATGAACTTAAATTTATTATTGATAGAGATAACTTAAAAGCATATTAAATCAATATTTATAACTATGAAAACTACAGAACTTAAAAAATTAATTAAGGAAGCAGTGAAAGAAGCTATTCAAGAAGAATTAAAAGATATCCTTCTTGAAGCAGTTCGTTCACCCAAACCAACCATTTCGGAAGGCGCTTCAGTTGCGTCTTCTGTAGCAAAACCAAATCCTGAAACTCAAAAAGCATTTAGACAACAAATGTTGTCTCAAATGATGACTGGGAATGGTGATATGAATTTATCTACAAATGATATGGGTACTTTCCAACCACCTAAAGGAATGTCGGGTGCTGGTACAGCTGCTGAAGGTTCTTCTTTACCTCCTGGAAATGTAGGTTTAGATCAAATTATGGGATTAATGAATAAAAAATAATGGCATATCGCGTACCAAATATATTCCCAATAGATACTAAAGCTCGTAAAGCTGTTGGTGTGTCTATCCCCTTTTTGGAACCCTGGGTATTTACATCCACCTACACAACAAAAGATGCCATAAAATCTAATTTAATTAATTATTTTTTAACTAATAGGAACGAAAGGGTATTTAATACTTCTTTCGGGGGTAATTTAAGAGCATTTATTTTTGAACAGATAACCAATCAAAATATTGATGCCCTAAAAGAACAAATTGAATCCGATTTAAAAAGATATTTTTCATTAATTCAAATTAGAAATTTAGAAATATTAACTGCTGAAGATTATAACACAATCCAAGTAATTTTAACTTACTCAGTTATAAATTTTGGTATCGAGGATCAAATTAATTTAACATTTACTAATGGCTGAGAAAAGAGACATAAAATACCTAAATAAGGATTTTAGTTCATTAAGGGCTAAGTTGATAGATTATTCTAAAACTTATTTCCCTAACACTTATAATGATTTTACCGAAGCATCTCCTGGTATGATGTTTATGGAAATGGCTGCTTATGTAGGTGACGTTATTTCGTTCTACATGGATAACCAAATCCAAGAAAACTTTGTTCAATATGCTAGGGAAGAAAATAATTTATATACTTTAGCTTATATGTTAGGTTACAGACCTAAAGTAACTACAGCAGCTACAGTTGAAATGTCTATTTATCAAACCCTCCCAGCAATTACTTCTGGAGATTATCTCCCAGACTTTAGTTACGCTTTACAAATACCTGAGAATACTGAAATTTCATATGAGGCTGATCCTAAAGTAAGATTTTTAACTACCCAAAAAGTAGACTTCTCAGTTTCTAGTTCATTAGACCCTACAGAAATTTCTGTATATAGTGTAAGTGGAGCTAACCCTAGTAAATATCTCCTTAAAAAAACAGCTAAAGCAATTTCAGCTACTATTAATGAACTTGAGGTTACAGTTACTGCTCCTCAAGAATTTTATACTGTAAACATCTCAGCAAATAATATTATAGGTATTTTAGATATTTTTGATAGTAATGGAGATCAATGGTATGAAGTACCTTATTTAGCTGAAGAGTTAGTATATAAATCTATTAAAAATACTAATCCTAACGACCCTAATTTCTCAGTAGACACAGACGCAGCTTATTTATTAAAAACTGAAAAAGTAGCTAAGAGATTTGTTACTAGATTTACTTCAAATGGTAATCTTCAAGTTCAATTTGGTGCTGGTACCTCAAATGATGATACTGAAGAAATTATTCCAAATCCTGATAATGTAGGATTAGGTTTACCTTATGAGCAAGATAAATTAACTACTGCTTATTCACCTACAAACTTTATATTTAATAATACTTACGGTATTGCCCCATCTAATACTACTTTAACTATTAGATATTTGACAGGTGGTGGGGTAGTAGCTAATGTTCCTGCTTTAACTTTAACAACTATAGATAAAAGTAATGTTACATTTGTATCTAATAATGTTGATAATACAAGTAATCTAGCCAACAATACAATTAACGACCCAGCTTATGGTCTAAATTGTATTAATGAAGTAGCAGCTACTGGTGGTTCTGATGGAGATACTATTGAAGAATTAAGATTAAATTCTTTATCTTCATATTCTACTCAACTTCGTAACGTAACACAAGATGATTACTTAGTTAGAGCTCTTAGTTTACCGTCTCAATACGGCTCTTTAGCTAAAGTATATGCTGAAAAATCTAAGATAAGTAGCAATGAAAATGAAGCTATACTAGATTTATATGTTTTATCTTATGATATAAATAAAAATTTAAGAAACGCCTCCTCAGCCTTAAAACAAAATCTCCAAACTTATTTATATCAATATAAGATGATTGGAGATTCTATTAATATTAAGGATGCTTTTATTATCAATATTGAAGTTGATTTTAATATAATTGTTTTACCTAATTACAATAATAATCAAGTTTTACTTAAATGTATTGAATATATTCAAAACTACTTTAATATAGATAGATGGCAAATTAACCAACCTATATTATTAAATGATTTGTATATTGGGTTAGATAATATTGATGGAGTTCAAACAGTAAAATCTATTACTATTAATAATAAAACCGGTATCAACTATTCAGAATATGCATATGATATACCAGGGGCTACTTTAAATAATGTAGTATACCCTTCACTTGATCCTATGATTTTTGAAATTAAGTACCCTAATGCTGATATTAAAGGAAAAGTAGTACCTCTATAATTATGGATATTTTATCAAGATACAATGAAGGAAAAGGTAGTAACCTAGATACCCAAAATTCAAAATTTAATAAAGGGTATACTTCTAAAGTTGGAAGTGAAATTAAAGCATTCCCAACTACTCAACCTTATACTCCTAAAAATACTTATATAGATAGTTTAACATCTCAGGAATTAATAGATAGGGCTAGAGACCCATTTAAATAATATTATGGCTGTATATAAAATTTTTCCCTATAAAGATACTACACTGTATTCAATGTTCCCGTCAATGAATACGGGTATTGACCCTATTAATCAAATTTCAAATTTAAATTTTGCTATTGATAGTTTACCTACAGTAGCAAGAACTCTTATTAAATTTGATGACGATGAAATTACTGATGTTATTAACAACACAATAGGTAGTACTAATTTTGAAACGTATCTAAAATCTTTTATAGCCACAGCTCAAGGCATTGTAGAATCTTCAATTTTAGAAATATATCCTGTAGCAGTAGCATCTAATGGAACTATAAACTGGAATCAGGGTACAGGTACTTATTTAGATCAACCTTTAACTACAGATGGAGCATGTTGGTTATCTCCTTTCTTTGTAGATGGTAATGCATGGCCTATTGGTACTATTCAATATGTTACCGGATCATTTAATACAGCATATGCTCCTGTAGGAGGAGGTGCTTGGTTTACTTCATCAGATGGTACTGATAGTATGCTTATTACTTCATCTTTTGGTCCTAGAAGTGATAAAGATTTAAATATTAATGTAGATACTATTTTTCAAGCTTGGACAAGCTCAGCTATCCCTAATCAAGGATTTATTTTAAAATGGGAAGATAACGCTGAATTTAATCCTAATAAAATGGTTCAGCCTGTAATGCAATATTATAGTGTTGACACTAATACTATTTATCCTCCATGTTTAGAATTTAGATGGGATGATTCATCTTGGTCTACAGGTTCTTCTGGGATTGAAGTATTAGACCAACAAAACCTTTATATTTCATTAGCTGAAAACCCAGGAATATTTTACTCAGAAAGTTTTAACAGATTTAGACTTAATGTAAGAGAAAAATACCCAGCTCGTGTATATCAAACTGGTTCTTTATATACTACCCAACATTACCTTCCTTCAGGTTCAGCGTGGTATGCTGTTAAAGATTTAGATACAAATGAATATGTAGTTGGATTTGATAACGACTATACTAGATTAAGTGCTGATGCTACTTCTAGTTATTTTGATTTATATATGAATGGGTTTGAACCTGAAAGGTATTATAAAATCCTAATTAAGGTAACTGCAGCAGGTAGTACTACAATTTATGATGACGAATATTACTTTAAAATAGTTAACGGATGAGTAATCCTATAGATTTATATAGATTAGAATTCGAAAAAAGAAGATATAACAATAATATTGATACTTCTTTTACCCAGTTTGGGGTAACTCCTCAAATTGAAACTCCTGTTTTACCCACTATTGATGAATTTTTTCAATATTATAATGAATTATTTTATCAAATCCCTAAAGAAGGAATTGTTAATTCACATCAATACTTAGTAGAACAAAGTTCAGCATATATTGGTCAACAACAACAATTAGAAGAAATAGTAGCTTTACAAGAAGAAATTACTGATTTAAGAAGACAATTACTTGAATCTAGAAACGATGCTATTAATACTATAGCTGATGTTTTAGATACTGCAAATTTAAACTTGCCACCTCTACCTGAGATTCCTAATTTGGAAATTCCAAGTGAATTCTCAGTAGACATAAGTTCAAATATTAGTTCTCCTCAAGAAGAATTAACTAAAAAGGAAGAACGTAGAAAGAGAAGAGAAGAACGTAGAAAAGCAAGAAAAGAACGAAGAAATTAACTTTAAAACATGGCTTTAAATAAAGAAATAATAATTACTCCTTTAACTCAAGAGGTTTCTACCTACCAGGAGTATTCCCCTAGCGATTTAAATAATTTAAATGGCAATTATTTCCCTTCTACTTTTATCCCATATAAGGATACTGTAGAATTTTTTGCTTATGATTTAAATGGTAGACTTGTTTACCAAGATTACAATTTTACAGATTATCAACTTCCGGATACGGGTTTAGGTGTAGTAGCAAGTGGTTCTACTAACAACGAATCATCTCAAATTACCCTTCTTCCCGAACAAAATACTTTAAGATATGTAAGTACTACAGGTCAATATAATATATACTATAACTTTTTTAGAAATATATTAGATTCATCTTATGCTACCACTTATGTAATCCAAGAAATATCTTCAGATAGAACAGAATTACGTTTAAGAAGTAATGATATCCCTACAGATAGTATTATTATTTCTGCTAATTCATACTTAGAACAACTTAATTCTTCTTCTGTAGTTTATGATTTTTATCTAAATTTAGGAGAAAACAATTTATTATTGTGTATTAATTTAGGTACTTTAAATGGAGACTTATTAATTAAATTATACGAACCACTTCCATCTGATGTAAATGTAGCAACTAATTGTTGGTTTGTTGAAGAGGCAGCTCAACCTATAGGATATAATATTAATATAGTAGATCAAATTATATCTAATGTTGATTTAACTACTTTAAAAGGTCCTAATTATAACATTCCTCTTAAAGATCAAGTTAACAATTCTACAGAATATGTTACTTACAATACTTTAAATTTTAGTACCCTTTCAGGATCATTTCAACAGATACAATCTTTATTTGAAGAACAAGGTATTGAAATAAATGTTGATTATTCTAACTTTGAGAATTTTGTTAATTTCTCTTCAGCACAGTCTAGATTAGATAATTTCCTTTACAAAGTTCAATTGCTTGAAACCTACTCAGCTTCATTAAATGATACTTTAAACATAGGCCCTTCTAACAATTCTATTACAGGTACTGCAACTTACTATCAAAATTTAATGAATGATATTACATCCAAATTCGATGGATACGAATATTATTTATATTTTGAATCTGGAAGCAACACTTATCCTAAAACCAATTCAACCCCACCTTATACTTTATACCCTTCTTCTAACACTTTAGTTACTAATTGGTATGCTACCCAATCTATAAGTGCGTCTGAATATGATTTAAGTAATCAAAATTGGATAATTAATACTATACCATCTTATCTTAGAGAAGATTCGTCTAATCAACCTTATGAAACTTTCATAAACATGATAGGACAGTCTTTTGATAATATTTGGATATACACTAAAGACTTAACTAATAGATATAATGCTGATAACAGATTAGATTTTGGTATTTCTAAAGATTTAGTAGCAGATGCTTTAAAATCCTTTGGTTTAAAAATCTACCAAAATAACTATAGTGTTAATGATTTATATACTGCTTTTGTTGGTTCCACAGCAGAAGGTAGTGCATTCCCTGTTCCTAATATAACCTCATCTTTACCAGTCCCTGCTAATTCGGGTATAGAATATATTACCTCTCCTATTTCAGCATCAGATGAAATTGTACCATTAGATGATGTTAATAAACGTATTTACAAACGTTTATATCACAATTTACCATATCTTGTTAAGAAAAAAGGTACAGTAGCTGGTTTAAGAGCTTTATTAAACATTTATGGAGTACCTGATACTATTCTCCAAATAAATGAATTTGGAGGTAAAGATAAAGATAATAGTAATGATTGGGATTTATGGAGAGAGGAATTTAATTACGAATACCAAACCGAAAATAATGGATTTGTAGAGTCTGAATGGGTACTTAATCCAAATTGGACTTCCGAAGATGATGTTCCTGCTACTTTAGAATTTAGATTTAAAGCTCCTGATTTACAATCTGGTATAGATTTTCCTAATCAAGTATTATGGAGTTTAGATTCAAATACTTATGCTGTATTAGAATATACAGGTTCAGGATATACTTCGGGTTCATACAGTGGTTCTATTGCTGATCCTTATAATCAATATGCTACTTTAAAGTTTGTTCCTGATTGGCAGAATTACCCTAACTCTTCAGCTAGTATTTATCTTCCATTTTATGATGGTGGGTGGTGGTCTGTAGCTATTACTCGTGATGCTAATAATTTTAACTTATTTGCTGGAAACAATATATATTCAGGATCTGATGGATCTCAAATTGGATTCGTAGGTACTTCTTCAATAAGTGAAGATCCTAATTCATATCTAAGCGGAGTTAATTCTTATTTCCCTTCAAATAACCATAACGATGTAAATGGTTATTCTGCATTTAGTGGTTCATATCAAGAAATTAGATATTTAAGTACTCCTATTTCATATAGTGTTTTTGAGGATTACGTAATGAACCCTCAATCAACAGAAGGTAATGGCGTAAACGGTTCATATAGTCAATTAGCATTTAGAGCTACTTTAGGTGGGGAACTATATACAGGATCAGCATCTGTTCATCCTAAAGTATCGGGAAGTTATATAACCCAATCATTTGCTTCTGATTCTGATTTTACAATTAATAATGGTAGTTTTGTATCTAATAGGAATTATACTTTCTATGATTCACCTGCTGTGGGTATAAAAAATAGAAATAATGATAAAATTAGACCCACTGAATTAGTCCTTCCTTCAGGAGATACTTTATCTAATTTAATATCAATTCAACAAACTACCCCATTAACTCAAAATTATACTAATAATTTAAATCTTTTAGAGGTAGCATTTTCTCCCCAAAATGAAGTAAATGATGATATTATATCACAAATTGGATACTTTAATATTGGGGACTATATTGGTGATCCTAGATTAATTTCTTCATCAGCTACTTCATACCCAGCCTTAGATGCTTTAAGAAAAGAATATTTTGATAAATATACTAAAAATTATGACGTATATGATTACATAAGACTTATCAAGTTCTTTGATAATTCTATGTTCAAAATGATTAAGGATTTTGTTCCTACTAGAACAAGTCTTGCATCTGGTATTGTAATTAAACCTACAATATTAGAAAGACAAAAATATCCTCAACCTAAAACATCTTGGACTCGCCCTGAATATAGTGGTTCTATAGGTAGTTTACCTGGTATGAATGATGATCTTTTAAGAGAATATACATCTTCAGATGCTTATACTTCATACCCAATTGAATCCGTAACTGGTAGTGCAGCTGGTGCTACTCCTACACTTACAGTTGATTTTGCAAATAGTTTTGGTTATACTACCACAGATATAGTTAACGTAACACAGAGTTATAACGAAGTTATAACTACACCTTTAGGATACGTTTCTAAAACATTTTCATCAGCTAAAGAATTTATTGATGGAGAATACAGTGGATCAGCTTTAACAGTAACTACTCAAAGTTTAGATCCATATTGTTTCCAAGTATTCTTAAAAGGTGGAGATGAAGCAGCTTACTATACTATGTCTGTTTTTTCAGAAAATGATGATATACAAGCAAACAACTTTTTAAATTTCTATAATACACCTCTTGCAGGACAATGTTATTTATATTGGGATGCTGGAGCATTAACTGATCCTGTATCCCCAGGAGGACCAGTCGTAATATCCCCATTTTAAAAATTAATCTATGGCAACCCCAGGATCAGAATATACTTCAGGAATTAAATACGTTAGGATAGCTAAGGTTGATGCTAATGGTATTGATAATTCTTTGTCATTATCTTCTTTATCTAACTTAAGAATTAAGTATAGTGATAAAACTAACCCTGTTAACTACCCAATAGTTGGTATTACAGAATATCAAGATTATTACCAATATGCGGTAACAACCACTTCAGTTACATCTTCTGCTGATAATTTTAAAGCTGATTGGGGATTAGATTTAGATAAAAGTAGTTTTACCATTACTATGGGGGGTGATGGGTATGATACTATTACTAACTGGAATGTTAATACAGATAATTTATCTATATTAAATAATATTACAGGAAAAATTGATATTCCTATTTCTTCAAATGTTGTCCAAAACTATAGGATTGCTGTAACTTCTAGTATAGTAACTATAGGAAGTATACGTCTTGTTAGTGATGTAAGAGGTATAATTGCTACCGGATCTTACTTTTCTGGATTTGATGTAGGTAAAGAACTAACAGGACAAATTATCCCTTATGCTGGGGAAAATTTATATGTTCAAGTAGCATTATACCCAGGATCGGGAACTGGTAATATTGATAATGCCGAATGGACTATGTCCCCTTCTGGTAGCTACTCAGCTAATAATGCTGCTCCTGCTTTAACATTATTTGAACCTTACCTTACGGCAAAGTTTTATGGTACGGATTGTGATGTTTTATATGGAAATGTTAACATTACTGAAACAAGTACCTTATACATGGATATAGACTACTCAGATAATGCCATTCAAGCCGTAAACCAAGATCAACTTATTGCAGGTACTGCTACTAGAGCTCAACTTCAAGATTTTAACTATTATTCTAATAGAAGTATTATCCCACGTTATAGTGGTTCTAAAAACATTTCAACATATACTTACAACTCAGCTTCAAGTATCTTAAACCCATTTGGTGGTGAAAATCAACCTATTGAAAGAAGAGACAATATTATTACTGAATTTGATTGGGGTGGTGGTACTTATCCTGAAATATATGATGGGGGTGGGGTACAATTAAGACAAAATTTATTAGCTGGGTCTGATCGTGATGCAGTAGAAATACAAACAGTAGTACAAGAAGGATTTGCTGATACTTTAAAGAAAGCATTTCCTTTAAATTCAACCCCAAATATATATCAATATACAACTACTTCTCAAAATGCAGTAGATGCTAGAGTAGCAGGGTATGGATTTAGTGTTCCTTCTTTATCTACATTTGCTCTCCCAGCTGTAGCTACTCCTTCTAGTACTTTAGTTCGTCCTAGTTCTTGGATTGCTATGGAAGAGACAAATGATGAAGCTTATTTAGTTACTACAACATCTGCTGGGTTTGAAACTACAAGTAGTACTGCTGTTACTGGGGATTTTATTTATACTACAATTAGTGAAAGTATAGCTGAAGGAGATGAATGGTATATAACATTTTATAAAAACATGCCAGGTACCCTACAAGGAGAATTAACTCCATGGACAGGAACAAGTAATTATTATTCACGAAGAAATTCAAATGGGGAATATATAGATCCTTTAAAATCTAGAGGAGTTTGGAAAATTAGCGAAGTAATTTCTTCATTTAGCAGTAGATACATACAACTAGAAGACAATGTCCAAAACCTTATAAGTTCAACTATTTTTACACTTGGAGGATCAGGTGGAACTGTTGGCTTCTTGATATGGAAAGCTCAAGTTAATGATAATCTGATGATATTTGTAGATGCTACTATGAGTGGAGTAGGTAGAAGTGGTATGACAACTTTAACACCCACCAGTGTGATAGAACAACATTTTGATTACATTACACGAACCTTCGGATCAAATACTACAACATCTTAAAAAAATATATATTTATAACTAAACATAACATTTACCAATGGGATATTTAAATAATACAGTAGTAACAGTTGATGCTATTTTGACCACTAAAGGTCGCCAGCTGTTAGCTCAAAATGATGGTTCATTTAGAATTACACAATTTGCTCTAGCAGATGATGAGATTGATTATACACTTTATAATCCAACTCATCCTTCTGGATCCGCTTACTATGGTCAAGCAATTGACAATATGCCATTATTAGAAGCATTTCCTCAAGAAACTCAAATCATGAAGTATAAGCTTACTACTTTACCACGTGGTACTGCTAGAATGCCTATTCTTGATTTGGGTTACAACGCAATTGTAATTAAACAAGGTGCTTCATTAGCTATTACACCTCAAACATTAAACTACTTAGGTGGTAACCAATCAGAAACTTCTGGTTATACAGCTACTATTTCGGATGTTAGAACAATGTCAACATTTGATGGTGTAGGTATTAATACCCCACAAGCAGCTGCTCTTAATGCTACTACCACTGTAGGTACCAGTGTATCTAAAACAGTTGTTGGTACTACTATTAACTTAAGAGCAACTACTGTTAATACATTATTTGGTTCTAACAGTACTTTATATGCTACCTTAACCGTAGTAGGTAGAGATAGTGGTGCAAGAATCCAAATTCCAGTTCAAGTAGTTAGAGTATCCTAAAACATAAGATATGTCATTTAAAAGATTAGAAGCAGACGATTTTGTAATATCAGCTGATAGTATTACAGCTGGTTTATGGACAGGTGGTTCACCTACCCTTACCGGATTTTATACATCGTCAACACAAGAATTATCATCAGCTGGTAATTATTATTTAAATATTTACCAATTAGATCCTTTAACTGAAACTGATGCTGATATTCAATTTGCAATTGCTTATGGTAATGAAAGTGGGTACGGATCAGTTTTATATAATACCTCAGTAACAGGTAAATCATATACCTCTACTATTTATGGTCAGTATAGAACATTAGTTTTAGGAGACGAAAATTCATCATTTTCATATGGTGGTATTACAGCTTCAGATTTCTGGGCTATTTCAATTGATAGAAACCGTTATAAAGAATCTTTATTCCCAGGTTCTTTAACTCTAGTACTCTCAGGTTCAGGTGGTACAGTTTCTCTTACAGATAACTCTCAAGTAGTTACCTCAGTACAATTCAATGATGCTGGTAGAGTATTCCAGATTGTATCAGGTTCAGCGGGTACTGTATATTCAGGTTCCGGAACAGATGGTATCAATGGTTACTCAGTTTCTTCAGGTTCATTTGGTTTATTCTTACCTGATATTGCTACTTTGTTACTTAACCCTAATGCTCTAGACCAAACTATTAGTTTAGTTCCTGCCCAAAGAAGTTCATATAATGATGGTGATAACAACGTTGTATTATATGATGCAATCTCAGGTTCAGCTGCAGATCCAGGTTCATTTAGATTAAATTCTCAAGAGACTATCTCTTCAGATTTTATCTTTGTAAGACCTAGAAGCTCAGAATACAACTATTCAGAAAACCCATCATTTATTTCGGGTTCAACTGGTGAAGTATTGTATAGTTCATTTATTAATAATCCTACAACATACATTACAACCGTAGGTTTATACAATGATAACAGTGAATTATTAGCAGTAGCTAAACTTTCTCGTCCACTACAAAAAGATTTTACTAAAGAAGCATTAATTCGCGTTAAGCTAGATTTCTAAAATGAATGAGCGCATTCAAGCAATTTTTATCTTCTGATGTAATTGTTACCCCATTTGAGGTAAACAAAGGTTTTACTTTTGCTTATTCTGAATTTACTGATAGTGATGTTCAAATAGATATATTTAAAGGAATTAATGAAGATTTCCTTACAGATAAATCTACTACAGGATTAAACACATCCGAATATCAAGTATTAGTTTATAATTCAATTAAAGAATTATACTATTCAAACTATCTAACATCAGAAATAGGTGGTGAACCTTATACTGCTAGTTTATTTCCTGGAGTTGATACTTCGGGAGATGTACTTTTAGGTTCTTCAAATTCTCAAGGTAGGTATTACAATTATCTTCAAACTACACTAACTCAGTCTAGATCATTCCCCACTCAATCCGGGGCCGAAATTGCTGTGCTTTCAATCCCTTCACGTTTATATGGAGATTTAATTCAACCTAATTCTGTTAATTTAGTATTTAGTGGAAGTGCTTATAATATAACTGATGATGGTAATGGAAATCTTATTTCAGGAAGTGAAGTAGTTGGCAATGTTATATACCAACATGGTATTTTAACATTTACTGTTTCTTCTAGTATTGGTTCACTTTATGGAGGGGGTGTTTATGGTGGTTCACTTTATGGAGGTGGTGGGGGATCAGGTACAGGTATTGTAGATGATTTCTTAACTACTACTGATATAACTTGTTCATTCTCTAGTTCTCATACTATTTACGAAACACAGTATAAAGCTACTATTAGAGAAAGCGAATTTAATTTTTCCCAAAACCCTTCAATCATCTCAGGTTCTACAGATGGAACTGTATATGATTTTGTAACTGGTAGTTATTTCCAACCCTACGTAACTACAGTTGGGTTATATGATGAACAACAAAACTTATTAGCTGTAGGTAAGTTATCTCAACCTTATCCTCTTTCAAGAACCACAGATACTAGTATATTTATAAACATAGATAGATAATATGGCTACACTAAGTACATCAGGCATAGAAACCGGACAAACCATTCAAGCGTCTCAAATTACCCAAATTGTAGATGCTTTAAATGGTACTACTTCTACTGATATTAATATTCAAGGTAACCTTGAATTAGGAACAATCTCAGATGTTGAAGCTTCAATTTTAGCATCTACTGGTACTTCAGGTACCTCAGGTGCCTCAGGTGTTCCTGGTTCATCTGGTACTTCAGGGGATGCTGGTTCATCTGGTACTTCGGGTACTAGTGGAAATAATGGCTCATCAGGTACTTCAGGAAATAATGGCTCATCAGGTACTTCGGGTAACCCAGGTTCATCTGGTACTTCAGGAAATAATGGTTCATCTGGTACCTCGGGTAGCTCAGGTACTTCTAATACAAGTGGAGTTTTGAAAACAACCATTACAGGTACTGAAGCCTCTCCAACTATTATTACGGGTGGTTCTAGTCCAACTTTAGATGAGATTAATGGTGGTACTCTTGTAGTATATGGATCTAATAACACTTCAGGTATTAGATTTGGTTTTTCTGCAGCTAGCTATACTAAGGATTTTGAATGTGATATAATATTCCCTGGAGCTAATACTTCTACATCTACCTCCGGAAATGGTGGTAGATTCCTACATTTTAGTGCTACTCCTTACAATGCTGCTGTAACTTATACTTGTTTAACTACTGGAGTTGGTAGCGGAGGGGGTTATAAATTTGAACAAAAAACACAAGCTGGAAACCTTACATACATCCCAGACTGGTCATTACCAGGAAACGCAGATACAGGCCAATACTTAGAAGCAGGAGGTATTTTAAAAATAAGATATTCATATAATGATGGTATTATTGCCTTCCATAGTTATCCTGCAAGATAATATTAAAATTTATAAATTATGGCTACCGAAATAAAATACACAATATCTAATAATTTTAGAAGTTATTTATCAACTGAGGGTGAGTTTATTCCTTTTAATAGCTCTAATGTAGCATTCTTTGATACTCCATTATCAGCTTCAGAAGCACTAGACCAGTTACCTATAACCGGTACTTATTTAGTAGCTTCTTATTTAATTAAATCCTAATTTATGAATTGGTTATATCAAGGCGAGGAAATGACCTCGGTTGAGGATTTCCCTCCTTTAACTTTTGGTTTTATTTATAGAATTACTCATATCCCTAGTGGTAAAGCTTATATGGGTAAAAAAGTACTTCAATTTACTCGTAAAGCTAAATTAACTAAAAAAGATTTAGCCATGTATGAAGGTCAATCAGGTCGTAAACCCTCATACAAACAAGTAATTAAAGAATCAGATTGGAAAACTTATTGGGGTTCGAATAAAGAACTTTTGGATTTAGTTAAATCAGAACCCAAAGAAAACTTTAAACGCGAAATTTTAGCGTGCTCTCCTTCAAAAAAGTTATTAACTTACGAGGAAACGAAACATTTATTTATATATCAAGTATTAGAAAAACCAGATGAGTTTTTTAATGATAATATTCTCGGAAAATTTTATCGAAAAGACTTTGATATACAAAAATAGGTTATTACATTTACCAATATGGTAAATCATTTATTAGTAAACATAGTAAACTCCGTTCTAGGAGCAGGTAAACCTACCGCTAGAGGAAATCAGGCATACCACTGTCCGTTTTGCCATCATACTAAACCTAAACTTGAAATCAACTTTGACGATTCAGTAAAGGGTAATCCTTGGCATTGTTGGGTTTGTAACAAGAAAGGAACAAACCTAGCTACTTTACTTAAACAAGCCAAAGCACCTGAAGAAAAAATTCTTGAGATTAGAAAACACATCTCAAACGACAATTACGTAGCAAACGTAAGAAAAATCGAATCAATTGATTTACCCAAAGAATTTAAATCGCTACTTGAAATTACAAAAAGTGATATTAAAGGTAGACAAGCACTAGCTTACCTAAAAAAACGTGGCGTAACTAAAGCGGATATACTGCGCTACAATGTAGGTTATTGCGATGGCGGTGTCTACGACTATATGATCATTATACCGTCGTATTCCCACGAAGGAACGCTAAATTATTTCGTTGCTCGTAATTTTAACCCTCACTCCCCAGTAAAATATAAAAATCCCCCAATGAGTAAGGATATGGTGCCATTTGAATTGTTTATCAATTGGTCTTCTCCTTTAATTTTGGTTGAGGGGATGTTTGATGCTTTGGCTGTAAAACGAAATGCTATTCCGCTTTTAGGTAAACACATCCAAAGAGAATTAATGAAAAAAATTGTTACCTCACAGGTGCAAAAAATATATATAGCTTTAGATAAGGACGCTCAAAATGATGCCGTTAAGTTTTGTGAACAGTTAATGAATGAAGGTAAGGAAGTATATTTAGTAGACTTAGAAGAAAAAGACCCATCTGAGATGGGCTTTAAAGCTGTTACTAACCTTATTCAAAAGACATTGCCTTTAAGTCAATACGACTTAATGGCTAAAAAATTAGAACTAGTATGAGTAAAAGGAATATCAAGCATTCCTATAACAGAATCCTAGAAGTTTCTGACGATGCTAAACAAATTACAATGCCTGATTCGCGCTACTATAGACGAAATGGGCAATACTATCCATCTGTAACTTATGTTTTAAGTGCTTACCCTAAAGGAAAACATTTTGAAGATTGGTTAAAGAAAATGGGTACCTCAGCTGATTACATTGTTAAAAAAGCAGGTGAAGAAGGTACTCAAGTACACGAAATGATTGAAGATTACCTAAATGGTAAAGAACTAAACTTTTTAAACTCGCTCGGAAACCCATCATACAACCCAGATGTATGGCAAATGTTCCTCCGTTTCGTAGACTTTTGGGAAACTTATGACCCTAAGTTGATCGAAACGGAAGTCCATTTGTTTTCAGATGAACTTAGAGTAGCGGGAACTTGTGATATGGTTTGCGAGATCGATAACGAGTTATGGGTTATTGATTTTAAAACATCAAATCATTTGCAAACAACATACGATTTACAAACAGCTGTTTACGCTAAGTGTTACGAAGAGTGTTATGGTAAAACGGTTGACCACACAGCAGTGTTGTGGCTTAAATCATCTAAACGTGGTCCTAAAGATGGATTTATGCAAGGTAAAGGATGGGAAATTTATGAATCATCTCGTACCCCAGAAGAAAATCTTGATATCTTTAAGACCGTTAAAAAATTATTCGATTTAGAGAACCCAAAACACAAACCAGTATTTACTGAGTTTAGAACAACAGCTAAGAGAAAACTATAATATTTATTGTAAACGCGCGTTTATGATATCATTGGTACAATTACTTAGAGAGGCACAAGGTGCCCCCAAAGCTGTCATTCTAGCCGGTGCCCCTGGTGCTGGAAAATCATCTGTAGTTGGAGATACTCTATCAGGTTTAGGATTAAAAGTCTTAAATATTGATGATGACTTTATAGCTAACCTAAAAAACATGGGTGTATCTCTAGATCTTAAAAAAGCTGATGCTGAAGGTAGAAGTAAAGCAGCTCAAGCAATGCAAGCTGCTCAAAAATCATACCAACAAAGATTAGATACAGATGTTGAAAACAGAGAAAACATTGTAATTGATGGTACAGCTGCTTCGTATAATAAAACTAAACAACTCAAAGAAAAGTTAGAAGCAGCAGGGTACGAAGTGTTTATGGTTTATGTTTATTCTTCATTAGAAAAATCATTAAGTAAAAACCAAGATAGATTCGAACGTTCAGGAGGTGAAGATCGTAGCTTAATGCCTAGTATTGTAATGCAAACATGGGCAAACGTAACGAAAAACTTTGTTCCGTATTTAGATTTATTTGGTAATAACTTCGTAGCTACTACTAAAGATAAAAAATTAGCTAATTCTAGAGACCTAGAAGACATTATAGATCAATACATTACACCTTTCATTCCTACAGATACAAAACCTAAAGATGAAAAGGCTAAAGCTAGATCATTAGCTCAAAAAGAAAAATTAGAACAAGAGATACGTGATTTAATGGATAAAGAAAACGTTACTCAAGCAGTTCAACAGATAGTAAGTGCTGAAGAAGCACAACAAAAATTAAAGTCATTCCTAGCTTCATGAAGCAATTAGTTCAAGAACTTGTTGATAGTATTCTTAAAGAAGATGCAAGAAAAGTCACCGCCATTTATGGAGGTGGCTTTAAACCACCTATTAAAGGTCATTTTAAAATTGCTCAAGAAGCATTAAAAGACCTATCTGAAATAGATAAATTAATGATCTATGTAGGGGGAGGTATTCGTGATGGTATTGAACAAGAAGAAGCTTTAGCCATTTGGGACATCTATAAAGAAGTTCTAGGCCCTAAAGTTGAACCAGTACCTTCAGTTGCTCCTATTGGTGATATTATGCGTTACGCTAAAGACCACCCAGATGAATTAGTATATTTTGTAATTGGATATCGCGAAGGTAGAGAAGATGATTTAAAAGATATTGCTTCTCGTACTAAAGGAATTGAAGAAAAATATCCAAATCTAGAAGTTAAAGTAATTAAAACTGATGATCCTAATATAAGTGGCACAAACGCGCGTAAAGCACTTAAAAAAGGAGACAAAGAAACATTCTTTACATTTTTACCAGATGAGATCCCAGCTAACGAAAAAGAAGAAATTTACAATTTAATTAGTAAATCTATTGTTAGCGAGCATATGGCTCATAGTAACACAACTGATATTTTATCTAAGTGTGCTGAGTTAACTAACTATATGCGTAGTAAAGGATACAATATTGACCCAGCTCCTGCTTTAAAAGTTATAGATAGCGACGTAGATAATTCGCAAGATTTCTTCGGTAAAACCGCATACTACGATCCAAACGAGCAACTCATCGTCCTTTACACTCAAGGGCGTCATCC